ATAAATATTAAGGATCGCACTTTGTCACTAGATCAATTAGCAATAAAAAACGACGCACCTAGACAACAACCCGAATTCAAAACTCTTGATAATTCGTTGTTACAAAAATATGGCGTAAAACTATACGGCTCAGATCGTGATACCTATGATATTATCAACGATTTCTTAGAGGACAATCAAAGTGAGCGGGCATTTTATATTATCGACTTAGGTGAACTCACCAATTCATATGCAAATTGGACCAGACTTTTACCGAATGTTACGCCCTATTATGCAGTAAAATGTAATCCCAATCCAGTTATTTTAGAAGCGCTTGCGTCATTGGGTGCGAATTTTGACTGTGCATCAGAGAACGAGATCAAGGCAATCAATGAAATCACCAAGGATCCCTCACGTATTATTTTTGCGAATCCTGTGAAAATGTCTTCTCAAATCCGATTTGCTCGTTCCAACGATGTTGACTTAATGACATATGATTCGGAAGAGGAGCTATATAAAATCAAACTATATCATCCGTATGCGAAATTGATTTTGAGGCTAGCAGTCGACGACAGTAAGAGCAAATGCCGGTTTAATAAAAAGTTCGGTACAAAACTTAGCCAAGTCAAGGAGCTTTTGATGATTGCGAAAACGCTCAAATTGGATGTGACTGGATTTAGTTTTCACGTAGGCAGTGGCTGTTCATCGGAAGAGAGCTTTTATGAGGCAATTAAGACTTGCAGACAGGCTACGGATATTGCTAAGGAACTCGGAATTATTGTCAAGATGATAGACATTGGCGGCGGATTTCCCGGTGTCGACCGTTCCATAAAATTCGAGGATATTGCGAAACGAGTGAATGATGGAATCGATGATTTTTTTGGAGAGGAATTAGAGAACGGATCTGTGCAATTTATTGCGGAACCTGGGCGTTATTTTGTGGAGAACACGCATACTTTGGTTCTCAATGTGATAGGAAAAAAACGGATTTTAGATGATGAAACTGGAGAACCATTATTGATATATACGTTGAATGATGGCGTTTATGGCAGCTTTAATTGTATGATTTTTGACCATTGTTTACCGACAATTTTGCCGTTTAATGAGCGGGATGGTAAACTACTGAAGAGCCGTATTTTTGGTATTACATGCGATAGCATGGACATGATATCGGATGAAATTATGTTGCCTGATTTAGCAATTGGTGAATGGTTATATGTAGAGAACTTTGGTTCATATACGATTGCGGCAAGTTCGAGTTTTAATGGGTTTAAAACGGATGTGTTTAAATATATTTATCGATCCTAGAACTCAGGTATACCGGCAAACATCTCAATATTTGCCGGTAAACTATCGATGTCTATGAGACCAACTACGTCATGCGCCAAATATAGAGTCAAGTTCATATCCTTGTTCTCCGTAGTACATTGTTTTGTCCAACGTTCGAGTTTCAATACTTCACCTAGGCCGATTATCCTACCTTTCATGCCACAGTGGTTTGGTGGTCGTTTCCCTGGCTTTCCATTTGTATGTTTTATGCGCCATTCACAAGATAGTGCATTTTTATGATCAGGAAAACCAGTTACAAGTGCATAGATTTCCCAGCCACCACCACGACCATGTGTATATCTGGCGCCACCACTAATTTCTTCGTTGTGTTGGCGAAGACGTCGCTTTGGCGAGTTTGTGGATCCATTATAAGTAAGATGTGCATATTGAGGGTTTTTATTACGTAGAATATAACAATACCATGATTCCGTTTGTGCAGGTTCTTCATTCAAAATTGGTTCAACTATATTATCATCCATCATATGATAATATATACATATATTTCTAAACCAATAATTATACATATGTTGGCATCGCATCAATATCCATAATATCTTCCATATTTATATTCTTGGATTTCTTGGTAGACATGGCAAACTGTTTAAAAAATTTATATTCCAATTGGTTCTCGGGAGTATGTTTATGAACTGACCTTGCGATCATTTTATATAATTTGAATCCAGGATATCGCTCATCGCCATTACTCATATATAATATGTTCTTACCATTATCGTCCGTGCACCATCGATAAATTGTCTTTTGTAAGTCATCAAATTGGTCAATGTCATCTTGGTCATCGTCGTCAATAATAAAATCATAGATAGAGCAACCCAACCGACATAAGTCAAAACTATAATTTGGATCCAGTCTTGCCTTATTCTCATTCATATAGGGCTCGCAGTTATATTGGGTAGCAGCGTCGCCGCCAGCCGCAAAACTGTCACTGCAAAATTGTTTACCTTGGAACCGATAAATGCCACGTCCAAAATCGATGAGTTTATAGATTTTACCATACGTAGGCACCTTGTATACCACGTTTTTGTATTTATAAAATAAATACTCGTCATCGGTTTCCACATACATGATATTGTTGGTATGAAGATCATTATGCGTAAAGTGGAATACTTTTTGATACGTTAAAAGAATCATTACGATTTGGAAAAGCACACTTGCTGCCTCGTGCACGTCGATTTTGCCAGTTTCAAATAATTCGTCTAGAGTTCCATCGCATTTCTCTAAGCAAATAAGTTGAACCGGGAACTTATTAATATAAGCATATTTAGCGTCATCGCCATAAGATTCACTTGAATCATTTTCAGAACAAGAATCAGACGTCCATTTTTCGGAATTGTTGTCAGAATCGTTATCAGAATCGTTGTCCGAATCATTTTCAGAATCATTATCTGAGTAATTGTCAGAATAGTTGGTTTGACTATTATTTGAACTATCTATACTTGATTTTGTCTCCGAGTTATTTTTGGTTTTTTCATAAACAACATCACTTATTTCAATAGCGCCAACATCATTATTATCTGTATTGTTTTGATTATTATCCAAGGGTTCGATGTCTAAAGTTTCTACCTCAATGCTAGTAGATACATCATCAATAACCAACTTTTGTTTATTGGCACGAGAACCAAAATTCATAAACTCATCGAGTTCTGTGTCTGCCAAGAAAAAATGCTTGTTTACGTTCTCTTTAAAGTAATCTGAACTTGACAAATAATCCAGGTCATCAATTACGTTCATTTTAAATTTGTTTTGAATTCCCAAAAAAGATCCATAATAATCAACTCCATGTTTGAAACCATGTGTATGCAATAATTTACTACACAAAAATGAAAAAAAGTTATCAACATAAGATGAATTGTTTGTATCTAATAGTTTTGCATGGGAAACTGTATTTGTTAGACTTGGTAGAGAATAGATACTATCACCATAGGAAACATATTTTCCAATCATATATTTGAGTGGATCTATAAGTGGTGCGTATTTTATGTGAATATTCTTTTCGACATGTTCTCTGGTTTCATAATTTGTGACATGCAAAAGATCAACTATATGATATTTATGATTTAAAGCAACGGTGTTATATGTATCTTCGGTTAAATTAAAAAACACACTATACGTAGGGTTGTAGTTTTGTAAATTTTCAATAAGAAATGGGTTATAATCATAATGTAAATCGTCGACCGTGGCAACGTTTTGTTTTTCTAAACACTTTAAATCTATGGATGTTGTTTGAGAATAATGTATTTCAAATTTAGGATTTTCGTGTGTAGTCATTTTTATAAATAAAAACAAGTATAAGTGGTGATCATATTTTTTCTTTAACTTTCTAAACTAATAGAATCAATATTAGGAGGTTGCGTTATTCAAGATCTACTAAAATGTTTACTACATGTATATATAAGCATAGGATGACTTTAGAATTAAGGAAATTTAATATGCGTGAAATTACTTTTAAGCCTGATGAAAATAAAGGGCCAGTTATTGTTATGATTGGTCGGCGTGATACCGGTAAGTCTTATTTGGTTCGTGATTTGCTTTTTTATCATCAGGATATCCCGATTGGAACCGTAATTTCTGGAACTGAAGCCGGTAACGGGTTTTATGCTGCGCATGTTCCAAAGTTATTTATTCATGAGGAATATAATACAGTTTTGATTGAGAATGTTTTACGTAGACAAAAAACTGTCTTGAAACAAGTAAATAAGGAGATTGAAATGTATAAGAAATCGACTATTGATCCTCGGGCATTTGTAATTTTGGATGATTGCTTGTATGACCAAACATGGACCCGTGATAAGATGATGCGTCTTTTGTTCATGAATGGACGGCATTGGAAGATCATGCTTATCATCACAATGCAATATCCGTTAGGCATTCCTCCCAACCTGAGAACCAATATAGATTATGTTTTTATTTTGCGAGAACCTTACCTGACAAATCGAAAACGTATCTGGGAGAACTATGCCAGTATGTTTCCAACATTGGAATCTTTCGCTGCAGTTATGGACCAAACCACGGAAAATTATGAG